TGATGACAGATGCTCGGTTAAATTCAGTAGTGACTAAAAATTTAAATGAGACTGTATCTAATTATATAGCAGACGCAAGACGAGCGGGTATTCCAGAAGAATTTATCCGAAACTTTAATATTTGGCATCAACAGGTTGTTAATATCTTGACACAAAGTATTGAAGACAATGTTTATTCAATGATACATACCACACAAAACTCAAAGATGTACGCAATTTTGACAGCGTATGATGCAGCTCTTGGTGCAACTATTGAGGACGTAGAAAAAACATTATATGAAGGCACAAGATGACACCCCAATACTTCGTTGAGCAATTCGGAGTCTGGGGACTGATAGTAATATTTGCAGGAATACTACTGAAATATGTAATGAAGGATTTAAGAACCGACAACGAAAGAAACTATAGTATGATGAACAAACTACACGACAGACAGGACAATTTATCAGGTAAACTTGAAAAAGTATTAGGTATGCTGGAACGGATGAACGGCAAATGAACAGATACAATAAAGAGGGTGTGGACAATTATCGTGATTGTGTCAGAAGTCGCTTAGAAGAACTGACAGTAAATCAAGCAAGCCAATCTTCAGATATAATTCATATACGGGAATCAGTAGATAGACTTGAGGTATTAGTCAAAGAACAGAATGGGCGTGTCAGAAGAAATGAAAATCTGTTAAGTGCTGTAGCCGCAATTGGTGGAGTTCTATCAGTGGTGTTTACAGGATTTATAACATGGTTATTTAATATCAGGAGTTAATATGAACATATTAAAATCAGTAGCTGGCTATTTTGTTGGAGAAGATAGCAAGAAAAGACAAATGGGTCTAGGGGCAGCCTTTGTATTGTCGGGGGCATATTTTTTGGATTACATTTCCCTCGGAATGTATGAAGCCTGTATGCCTTTTGTTATGCTTTGGACGGGCGCTGCTTTTTCGGCAAAGATTAGTAAACTTTCCAATGCGGTTAAGGATGCTAAAAAATAATGCCTAGGTTTGGCAAAACAAGTAATTCGAGACTCGAAACGTGCGACACACGATTACAAAAATTATTTAATGAGGTCGTGAAGCATTTCGATTGCTCGATATTAGAGGGACATCGTGGGAAAAGGGCTCAAAACAAGGCTTACAAAGAAGGGAAGAGTAAAGTGGTTTACCCTAATGGTAAACATAATCAGATTCCGTCTGTTGCTGTTGACGCTGTGCCTTACCCGATTGATTGGGAAGACAGAGAAAGAATGACCTATTTCGCTGGTTTTGTATTGGGCGTTGCACTGCGGATGAATTTAAAAATTAGATGGGGAGGAGATTGGAATATGAATACAGAATTAAAAGACAATAACTTTGATGACCTTCCTCATTTTGAAATAAGGGAATAATTATGGCTACTTATGCAACGAACAGAGATTTAAAAGATGTTTTTCCAGAGGTGGATTCTTTTGATACAAAAACGCCCATATACGGATGGGTAGTACACAGCGGTTCATTATACAGAGCAGATAATTGCGGGCTGGTTACATTGCTTTTTGCAGATGGGCAGGATTTAGGAGATGCAGAGGCAAATAGTGGCGTGGTGGATGTCAACGGTGAATGGTATTACGATAGCGACATAGATGCTGTGTATTATTATAGTGCGTCAAATCCTAATGATATGCTTATGGAATCGGGGGAGGATTTTGCAACGCTAAAAACTCGTTATTTATCAAATGCATCAAAATATTTAAATGCAATGCTTGACGGAACTTTACCAAGGGAACAGTTCAAGGGTAGTGATGGTAGTTATGACTATATTATTATTAGAACCACTGCACTAATTGCCGCCGCATTCTTGATTCGTTCCTCTGACCCCACCAATGAAGTAGCAACAGCAATGTGGGAAGAGGCGATGGGGAATATTGATAGTCTAAACGGCGGCAAAACCAAGCTCTCTTGGCAGACCACTGGAGATTCTTCAAAAGGGATTATTAGAGAAGTCTCGGTTTCAGGCGCACTGCTTATTGTTGATACAAGAGGTCGATATTCTGGAATTTATGATAGAATAAAGGTTATAATTGGTACTGGCGGTGTTATCGGCACTGCTACTTATAATGTTTATGCTGGTAATGCAGAAAACCTTAAAACAGCGCAAGTTGTAACCAATAAAACCATAAATGGACAGTATCAGTCAATCGGGAACGGGCTTGAGATTAGGTTTCAAGGAAGCTCAGACAGCAGTTCCGCTACTACAAATGACGAATGGGAAATCGAAGTGTCGGGAAGGTTGGAGGAGGTTGATAATTCCTCGTCTATTCGTTCTGTAAGGGCAACGAGACTATATGTTTAAAAAGGTTGATGATAATAAAATAATTAGCAAGTTGGGATAAAATGGCGATTACATTTACCAATGTATTCAAGGATAAAATTCTTGATACCGTTCGTTCTTTTTTGAATGATAAATTCGCCAGTGCTATTTCCATTTATACAGGCAATTTTAAGAATATGGGAAACCAATCCATAAGGCTTACGCCTGTCGGAAATGAGCTTGTTAGATATACAACGACTGGAGAAGTTAGAGAATACTCTGTTGAAATTGCTTATTATTTAAAAGAAAAATCAATTAAAGGTGATTTCTGGGCACATCTTTTGCGACAAATATCCATTATTGAGAATCTGTTTGATGACAATACGAGCAATACATATTTTAATGGCAAATTGGCAAGCATGGTCATAAACGATAAAACCGACGAAGAAGAAGCGATTGACGGGTTAAATGTTGTCAAATGGGATTTTAATGCAATGTATATAAACAATGTATCTTAATCTAAATAATTGCATTTTCAATAAGCGGTTGTAACACATACAAGAAGTTTTGCAAATTAAAAACAGATAATGGCAACTTCGTTTCAATATTATCAATGGGAAAACATGGATGTGGTTTTCCAGAACGAACTTCGCAATTGGGAATATTTTGTTCAGGAAACAAATGTTTTTCAAGAAAAGATTATTGATACAATAGGAACTTTTCTTAATAATGAATTTGCTGGAACAATGGCGGTTTATACTGGCTATTTTAAAAACGTGGGGAATCAGTCTATAAGGCTTACCCCAATTGGCAATGAATTTGTTGATAAATTATCAACTGGAGAAATTAGAGAATATGCCTTAGAGATTGCATATTACTTTAGGGAAAAAGCTATTAAAAGAGACGCTTGGGAACATATAATGCGCCAAGTGTCTCGAATAGAAAGTCTCTTTAATGACAATTTGAACAATACCTACTTCAACGGAAGACTCGATAGTATGGCTATCAATGACAAGACCGAAGAAGAGGAGGAGACAGAAGGTTTAAATGTTGTTAAGTGGGATTTTAACGCAATGTATTTAAGCAACGTATCTTAAAGAACGAAAGTAGGAGTCGGATATGAAAGTAAAGCTAAAAAAGGGCGAAAAATTATCATCTAACATGAATTATTGTGGATTAGAATTTGATGATTGGGTTGCCCTTAATCAAGGGAAACAGGTAGAGATGCACTCAATACCTGATAGAATTAAAGAACAGGTTGAAGGAGCTTCAGCCGCAAGTAAAGGAGGTAAATAATGGCTTATGCAGCTTTTTCACCCAAAGGTTTTAAGGCTTGGGTTATAGAGGAAACAGTAACGGGTAATAATTTAGGAGCTTTAGATTCTCCTGCTATAACATCGAATTTATTGCAACTTGATGTTGATTCTGTTGCTTATCCATCCATAGCCCCCAATCAGAATGTGGATGTAAGAACGAGCATTGGCAGGGTGGCGCACAAAAATGATTTTTTCCAAGATGATGTGATAAGGGCAACAGAGGTATCATTATCAGGAACTTATCATAATGATACAGGGCATATACTCTTAATGCAGAGCGCCTGCGGGGTGAATTTAGATGCTACTGTGGCTGATGTTGAAATGCCAACGGCAAGCACTACAGTATCTGGTAAGTATGGTGAATCTGAAGCCAATAAAACATTTACATTAGTATTAGCTCCCCCCGATACAGCAGATGGGTACAACATTGTAATGGTTGGATGCTTGTGTACTAATTTTACAATATCGGCAGATACGGGAACTGAAGGGGGAATATATAAGTGGAGCGCTACTATTTCTACAGGGATGAAGCCTATTACGAATAACACGACAGCAGAAGCAGGGGCAGCTTATACTTCAGCCCCGATATCTATAAACACCCTAACGGGCGCTACAACTGTAAACAGTATAGCAAGTACAGTATTGAGCTCTTTTAGTGTGTCGGTGGATAGTCCGGCTGTATATTCGGGGTTTTTGGCTAATGGATACCATACTTATGGAAGAGCCCCAGAGTTGGCTGTAACAGCGGATGTGCAGGTTAAATATGATTCGGTAACAAGACCTTTGCTTAACAATTTCAATACTCAGGCTTCGATTGGGGTTGATGAGGCGGATATGTTAACCCTGACTCAAGCAACTGCACATAATTGTTCTATTGCTATTGGGGCAGGTGTTCTTACAAATGCTGCCTTAAGTGAAGGCGATATAATGATGATGGATGTTAGTATTAAAGCCGTTAATGTCGGTAACAACATAATAGCATTTAATTTAGCAGCGTAATAGTCTGGTCGAATAATTAGAAGGAGTAAACATGAAAGAGGTGAAGCTCTCTTCTGGAAAGAAAGCAAAAGTAATGGAAATGTCGGTGGACGATATTGATTTTTGCAACGATATTCCAGAATTAATCCAAGACGGCGAAAATACAATAATTCGGAATTTATCCCGTGCTAGAACCGCTTGGTTAAGGCGTGGTGTTGAAGGATGTGATGATAAGTTTATTAAATCATTATCAGAGACAGACAAAACCGAATTATCCCTAAAAGTACAGGAGTATCAAGGTCTGGGGGAAGAGAATCCCTCACATTAGCGCTTAACGTCTTAATTGATTCAGAGTGTGAGGGTTGCCGCTTTCATAACTTTCCTTACAAAGCAAGACTACCAGTTATGGAAAATGGCGAATACAAGACAAAGAGGTTTACATCCAAGGATGATGTCTGGGATGTGATGCGCCTTATCCGTGAGGAAACGGAGTCCTTCAACGAGAAGGGCAATAAGAGTTTTGATGTAGCAGAGTCTATACGTGCTCAATTGCCCTTTTTTTCTTGTCCAAATATAATTTTAGACCAAAAAGCACAAGACGACATATCCAGATATGTTTATTGTGAAAAATTTAATACCCCAGCTTATGGGGGTTCGTTTGGTGAACACCCCTCAAAATGGATACATAAATCATACGTGATTTCGTATTATATGAATAGAAAACAACAAAAATCATTAGAGAAGAAAAATGGCTGAAACTTGGAAAAATAGGATTCAATATGTTTGGGAGACAAAAGGAGAAAAAGCGTCTTTATCTGCTGTAAAAAAACATAACGCTGCATACAAAAAAACCACTGAAAATACACGAGAATTAGGGCAGGCTTATAAAAAAACGGCAGCCGACCAAAAATTATTAAACAAACAAAGTGATATAACATATAGAAATAATCGCAATTTATTAGGCTCGTTTTCCGTTCTTCGTTCAAAATTATTGCTATCAGTTTTTGCTATTGGCGCTTTAACTAAAACGGTTGGAAAATATATAAGTGTTTCTTCGTCGTTTGAGGAGACGATGAATAAATTTAATGTTGTTTTTGGCGAATCAACCGATTCAGCGCTTCAATTCGCTAATACTCTCGGAAATGAAGTTGGTCGCTCTGTCATTGATATAACTGAAATGATGGCTGGATTGCAAGATACTTTTGTCCCTCTCGGCTTTGCAAGAGACCAATCGGCAGAGCTTTCTAAATCATTAACAAAATTGGCTATGGATGTTGCGAGTTTCCAAAACAGAGCCGATACTGAAGTTGTTAATGCATTTACATCCGCTATTGTTGGTAATCACGAAGCTGTTCGTAGATATGGCATTGTTTTAACAGAAGCACAGCTACAGTCAACAGCATTAAAAGAAGGAATAATTAAAGTAGAAAGAGAGCTGACTGCGCAGGAAAAGGTTTTAGCAAGAATGCTTGTTATATATAGTAGCACTCTCGATGCTGAAGGTGATTTAATTGATACTCAAGGCTCATATACGAATCAATTAAAAGATTTTAATGCAGAATTAAAAGATTTACAAAAAGCGGTTGGAGATTCTCTAATCCCTCTTGCTGAAAATTTATTAAAACTCGGAACTTATTTTGCAGATATAGACCGTCTCAAGGCATACGCTTTTACCGTTGGAATGGTTACAACTGCATTGGTGGGATTAGATATTATTACAAAAGCAGCTACAGTAAGCACTCTCGCATTTAAGTCGGCTTTATATGCGCTTGGGGGAAAAGCTGCAATGGTATTACTTGCGGGGTTAGCTATTGCCACCGCAGAGGCAGCAACGAAAGTTTTTCAGGCAGCAAGCAGGGCAAGCGAGGGTACAGATAACTACACTGATTCCCTTTATCAAAACAGTTTGTCCCTAAGAGAAAACATACGGGCTATTAGCGATTCTATAACCGCACTTGAAGATATGACAAGGGCTGGAATTGGGGCTGCCCTTGTCGCTGATAAAATAGCGCTCATGGAAACGGAAGAAAATCTTAAGAGTATCATTAACCTCATTAAAACCGGGCAGGCGACTCACGGCGAGGGGGCAAAAGAGCAGATGGATGCCGAAAAGACAAGGAAGGCTGCTCTTGAGGCAAGTATCGCTACTTACGAAGAGTTCTTTACAACAACGGGAAAAACAGAGGCGGAATTATCAGACAGAACAAAAGAACTTGCTACATCGACTTACGAATGGAAAATAGTGCTGTTAGGCAGGGAGAGAGACAAGCATAAAGCTGCGAAATTAGATGAGAGTATAGTTAATAAATGGTATGCCGCCGAAGTGGCTAAACTCGAGGTCGAAGCTGCAAAAAAAGCAGATAAATTACGAGAGCAACAAGCAGAAAAAATAGCTAAATTACGAGAGCAACAAGCAGAAAAATTAATATCAATCAATTTAAAAATATCTGAATTAACCGACAGTCAGTTGAATTATGAACTAAAGGCACTCGAAGTAAAATATCAAAAAGAGATTTCTTTAGCCCAGTATAATGCTGAATTATCGCTTGCGATTCATATATGGTATCTTGAACAGAAGAAAAAACTGGAAGAAGACGACGACGAGAGAAAGAAACAGGCTCAAATTGACGGAATAAATCAATTAATATCATCTTTTTCAGGCGTTGGCTCTGCATATTCACAAATGGTTCAAGGTCAGCTTAACGAAGATATAAATAAATTAAAAAGCTCCGCCGCCTATGAAAAAGCCACGATGGAACAACGTGAGATTATGGAGCAAAAAATTAAGAGTAAGCATCATAAAGCTGCGAAAAGAGCCGCAAATTTGGAAAAAGCCGCAAAAGTCGCATCTTCCATTATGAATACATACGAAGCGTATACAAGAGCATTAGCATTGACGATGAATCCATTAATTGCACAAGGAGTTGCTGCTTTGGGTGCGGCTCAGACTGCGCTTATTCTGGCAACCCCAACTGGCTATGCAAAAGGCGGTGAGTTTGTTACCAATAAACCAGAGCTTATTATGGTTGGCGAGGCTGGAAGAGAGCACGTTAAGATTACCCCGACTGACAGACCCGAAAGCAGGGCACTAAAGGATAATAAGGTTTTTAATATTAATATTTCTGGAGGCATAGTTCAAGAAGATTATGTGGTGAACGAACTTCTCCCGGCAATTAATAAAGCAAAAGCCCTTGCCTAATGATTTCCTTTGATTCTTCATTATCTGATGCTTTATCTATTGGTAATACCTCTGCCTTTTGGGTTTTAAAGCTCTATTACAACAATGAAGCCAGTTTCACAGGTGTATCAGACCAAGACCGCATAGATGGCTCTGATATGTACCACGGCATTGTTTCAGCTTGGGGAAACCTTTCACATAGTTTAGATTTTTTTAATTTTACAACTTCTACAGGAAATATGTCTGTTAAGCTAATTAATACAGATAATTCTATAAGCGGTGGAAGGTTCTCTGATTTGTTTTCAACAAATAATTATGCCAATAGGAAGTGGGAACTGTTTCTGAATACAAAGAATGCAGGAACTTATGATACTGCTGCAAGGATGATAGGAACTGGAATAATAAGCGGTGATATAGCCTATGATACAAGTTTTGCGAGTCTCAAGTTGCTGGATAAATCTTCGACATACCATAAACAGCTTCCAACCAATGTGGTAGATTTAGCTACTTATCCAAATGCACCTGAAAAGAATACAGATAAGCCAATTCCTATAGCGTACGGTGATTTTTATGAAAAGACGGATATAGGGACAATTCCAACGTCATATTTTGATAGGTATAAACAATTCTATAAAGGTGCATTTCCAGTAATTATAACAGATAAATGGAATGTGGGCGATGAAGCAATTAGTGCAAAACTTGACAGTGAAACACCTCACACATTAGATAATGAAAATGTATATATTTACAAAGATGGTTATTACCCTACATTGACAGGTACTATTTCAAATTCAGGTTCGACTATAAAATTCAGTGGTGCATCTGCTATCGTATATGTACCTTATTCGTCCTCTGGTTCAAGTACGACAAACGTAGGCTCGGCATCTACAACAAGTCGTGATAACATGGTTGATGGCTCGTTTTCTTCTTACGCCACATTAGATGCAGATGGTAGCGCTGTTTCACCTTCTTCTACACAAAACGATATGGCATTACCTCAAGTAAATAAATTAGGTGAATATTCAAGCATCAATGGGACGATTAAACTTGGAACAGTTAATGGGTCGTATTCTGCAACTAATCGCCTACAGATAGGAACTAGTGTAAATATTTCTTCCGATTTGAGTACAAACAATGAATTCCAAGCTCCATTAGCAGGTAACTATTCGGGTAAAACAGATTCATGGGATTTTGAGGGCACGGTTCAACACACTTTATATTCACAGGCAAATAACAATGACTTGCAAATCTATGAAAGCGGTGTGGAAATAGGATTTACAATCGAAAATATTGAATCCCATAGTGTCTCGGAACTATATGAAGAAACAGTTCGCACGGCTGTTTATTCCGAATTTGATTGGGAAATTGAATACGTAGATGAAACAATAATTAGGACACGAACCAAGACAACCAATTATCCAGCAGAAATTGATTATATTTATTGTTCAGGAAAAGGTCGAAAATACCCTGCCTTTATAGATGCTGATTCAAGAAATCAAGGGTATAACGAAACCGACTTAATTGAGAACCCTGTTTTTATGATTGAAGATGCTTTAAGAACAGAATTGTCAGTTACATCTTCAAATATTGATTATGCTTCATTCGACACATCGGGCAATACGACAAATGGATATTTAGGTGACATTTTTAATGATGCTGTGGGGGATGTTAAATTTGCCTTTTCACAATATAAATTTATCAATTCAAAAGATTTTATAAGTAGAATCTGTAAACAAATTTTAAGCTGGGTGTTTGTGGGTGGCGATGGAAAATTCAAAATACGAACATTGCGAAGAGCAGGGGATTATGCAGGCGCTGATAAAACTATAAACTTTAATGATATTAATTTAAAAAGTATTTCGAGAACATCTCTTGGTGCGGTGAGAAACGACATCACAATAAATTACAATAAAGACTATGGGCAAGACCAGTTTGTTTCTAATGTGAACACTACTGATGCTACTTCACAGGGGACAACGGTGAACGGTGTAAGTCAATCCTTAAAGTTAGAGTTAGATGCAGACATTTTAGACTCCACAACAGCTACTCAATTAGCAGATGCTTATAAGACAATTTTCAAAGACCGTAAAGTAATTTTAGACTTTGAGTGTCTTCGACCTTATTATAACGATTTAGAGATTGGAGATATTATTTTATTCTCTAATTGGGATTCAAACATCAAGATTTACGGTGCTGCAATGGGGACAGATTATTATTTAATAACAAGTATATCAAAAAAGCCGAGTGGATGCTCGGTGAAGGCAATTAAGGTAAGTTAATGACATATCAAAGAACACTCACACCACGGATTTACGTGGACAATATAAATTTTCTTCTTTCAGCAGGGAAAATGGCGACATCAGATATAACTCTTTCAGGTGAAACAATGGTAGCTGGTTCATCTTTAATTGAGATATTTGACCTTCGCCCTACAAATACACAGACCATAAGCACGGGAGTTGGTGCGGCGAATTTTTATATCGAAATAGATACAAACTACAGCACCGATGCAAATGTAGATAATAACTTCATTGCCATTTTAGGGCATAACATGGATGAAGCGGATGCTGAGTTCAGGATACAGACGGATGACCATTCAGGTTTTGCATCAGCCCAATCTCCAGCGATGGTAGAAGTGGTTAATTGTGGTGGCGGTTGCGACGCTGGTAGTGGCAACTATTGTAGTCCTGCGTATAACGGATGGAGTCTTGCAACCTTCTCACAGGCGACAGATAATAGATATATGAGAATATATTTTGACCCTGCTGATGATTCTAATTATGATGCGAATCTGGGTATTTCAGCAATTATCGTAGGTGAATATTGGGACTTCCCGAATAGCCCCGATTTAAACATTTCAAAAACCTTTGAGTTTGACGGTGTAAAGAAATTACAATCATTCGGGGGGCAGACTTATTCCAATGCAAGTTATTTAAGAGGAGGTCATTGGAACGTAAGACCTCCGTATATGAACTCAACAAGTACGTCAGCGGTTGGGTATGGTTATGGGAGAACAAATATGGATATGTCTTTTTCATATCTTGCGGATACAGATGTTTTTCCAGACCTCCGTTATGATACGGCTCAAGTCTTCCAATCTAACAATATGCTGAACAACCTAATCGTAAAAACTGGCGGAGGTCATTTCCCCTTTTTGTTGCAATATGATAACGCTACAGCTTCAGCAGATGATTCGTTTTTATGGTGTAGATTAGACAATGAACCAGAATTTAGTCAAATTGCATATCAGACATGGGACACTTCACTTTCGTTTCGTGAAGAATTTTAAAGCCTGCAAAGATAATCTAAATTCAATTCGCCACGACAGTGCGGACATCTCATTTTTTCTTTTCCTAATCTTGGGAAGTTTTTATATGTAATAAGAGTCCTGCGTGACTTTCCTGACCTCGGCTTTTCCCAGCAATAATCACACACAGGGCAATACTTAATATCGTTGTCTGCGCTCTCGTCGTCGAACATATAAGGGTCTGTGGCGTTCTGGTGAACGCTATATAATGCTTTTATTGCCCAAGATATGCTATTGCTGTAGTTTGGGTTCTGGCAGTAAAATTCTTTTCGATATCGTTTCGCACGCTTTGAGAACCAGTCTTGCTTTTTCGCCTTCATCAAATCTCATAATTGACATATCTTCCTCTGCTTTCACCTTGTAATTGTCTCTATCTGCATAGAACTCGAGCACGCTCTTCATCTGCAAATAACAGTCTACAGCCTCCTTTTTTATCATCAGAAAGCGGCTTCGCTTTTCTTTTCGAGAGAAATATAATAGTATTCTTTACCAGAGCCACTTTCCCTGTGCCATAGGGCAACATAATAATCTTCGCCATCAATGTCGGCAGAGCCTTTGTAGTCTGGTCTTTTTTCGTTTCCTTCCTTGTCGTTCAGGAAGGCTGAACCGCTGTTTTTCTTGTGTTTATACGTTTCCATGTTTACTCCTTAATGATGGGCGAGGTAGAAAGGAGGGCAATGTCGGAGAAACCGACATGGAGGATGAAAACTACCTCACCCAATTTTAATCTTAACCGAGTTACGGTCGGTTTAAATTTACCTCTCTTTTTTTAAGTTTTGAAATATCTTTCAATATTTTTCCAGCCTGTAATGTGTTTCTGTTTCTCAAGGCGTTCATAATAATTATATATTCGTCTTTATTTAAAATCAGCAAGATTTTTGATTCACTCTTATTTTCCAATTATATCTTAACCTCAAAGATTGTTGTCCTTGGTCTTAGCTTTTCGCCTGATTTTGGATTGTAAGCCTCGATGCTTTTTTCTATATCGTATCCTTCTGTGTCGTCTACGTTTTGTAAATCTATTTTTATACCGTCCCTATTGCCGTTGCTATAAAAGATATAACAGTTTTGCGATGCTCTTCCAGACATATTTAATGCTTTTTCGGAATAATCGTTAGCCCCCACCATTGATGAACTTCTTGAATAAATATCCCCAACTCTCGCACTATGAATATGTCCGCTTATAACATAGTCTATTGAAACGCCGTGGTTTGCATATCTGCCCATAATCTGATTGACCGAGGATTCGTGTCTTGCCCCAATCGCCCCGTGTCCGTGTAGCATCAACAGGTTCTGACCTGCAACACCTATCACAAGCTCCGTCGGGTCGCCAGATATAAACTCTATAGGGCTGTCCATGAATAGAGCACGAAGCATATTGAAGATTGTAAAATCATAATTATCAGTAGCCAGTATGTCTGACCATCCGCTCTCCTTATGAACCCTTGCCTCGTTTCCAGACACACAGGCAACCGCAATCTCGTAATCTTCTGAAAGCTCTATAATTGCCTGTTGAATAATATCAACCGCAAGAAACACAGCCGAAGCCCTATTGCTAGCACGATTCAGCATTTCATCTAACCTGCGGTCTGAATTGATTAAATCGCCCGTGAACGCTAAAAGCACCTTGCCTATCCCTTTGGTCGAAAAGTACGATTTAGAGCCTTCTATGTGCCTTTTTAAGCGCTTTGAGGCTATTTCAAAGTTATATTTGTTATTGGGCAGGTCAACAAGCTCGTTGAAGTGTAAATCTGATAGGTGAATCACGCCAGCGGCTTTCTGTTTTTTCTTTCTATGTTTCTTGATTTTTGTATGCAGTTTATAAGAACGAAGAACCTCATAGATGTGGCTGTTCATTTCTGTTATTGCATTTTCTATTCTTGCATATTCTCGAAATGACTTTCTTTCAATCCTGTTCCTGTCTTGATAAGCCTGTTTTTGCTTGGCAACCCTGACGTTTTCTTTTATTAATTCCGGCTCTGCTATTATGGGGTATGCGGTTCTATAGTTACAGTCTTTACAGAGCCACCTTTGATTGCCCTTTGCGTTTTTGCTTTTACGAATGAGATTTCCGCTCCCGCAGGATGAACAGGAGATAATATATCCGTCGTCATTAAATATAATCATTGCCGTCTTCCTTTGCGCACTTCTTTGAATTTATCATATAAAGCCTCCAGTTGTTTATCTGTGAACCTTTTCTTGGTTTTGTATCTCACATGGAGTTTGTCATAGGACTTCTGACCGAATTTCCTGACGTACCAATTAGAATACGGATAAAAGTCTCTGTTATGCGATAAATTACAACCACGACACTGAGTATGGCAATTGCCGTTTAGGGTAACGTCCCACCTCGTTGAATAGCTTTTCCTCGGAAACAGGTGTCCGTTCTGAAGATATTCTTTATTGCCACAAACGACACATCGTTTGTCCCTTGCTCTGATTATAAGACTGACAATCTTGTCCAGTTTCCTTACGATTGACATTCTCTTTATTTTTTTCTTCGGCATTATAAGATATAACCGAGCTTTTCACAGTAAGTCTCCCACCATTCTAAAAACTGAACAACTGTATATTGTTCAACAATGGGGACTCTCCAGCGGTATTCGTCATTGAGCTTAAAATAAGACTCGTCAACGAACTGTGTACTGGCTACAACAATCTCGCTGGGGGTTGTGTCGTGTCTGAATATAATAGCAGAAGACCTGTTGCCAGCCGTGTCGTGGGATTTCACCACGTTTTCCAACGCCAGTCTTTGACCTCGCCGAACCGGCGCTCCAATCAGTTTTGCCTCAAAATAAACAAAGACCTTACCCCCATAGTCAATGAACCCGTCAATGTCTGTTGGGATTATTCCACGTCTCCTCTGCATTCCGTCAAAGGAAATAATTTGATTTGCTCTTTCTTTATACTTTAAAAGAATTTAATTAATCATCCCAATTGTTTTCATATAATCAATTTCTGATTGCGTTTCCATCTTGGTTCTGCATAATAAACAAAATTTAATAGTTCCCTTTTTTACCTTCTCGTAGTGAAAAGCGTGGTTCGGGCAAACAAGAACATTTTGTGATGATTCATTTTTTGTTGCGATTTCTTCGTCGATTAATTGCTCTGTCGTTTTTAAAACCTCGTCTTCCCATCCGCTGTTGTTCAAATAAGTAAGCGGATTTTTTCTGAACCGTTTGTCTGGAGTAGACGAAGCATACATCGGAAGATGTTTCATCGCCTCCTCTTTATTTATTTCTTTCAGACTGTTCCATTTCTTTTTGCATTTAACACGATTAATCTTTTTATCATATAAATTCCAAAATTTATCGAACGATATAGTATTATTTGTATTACTATCTGTATTACTATCTGGTATAGGTTTGTTGGTTTCGATAAATGCATCTGCTGGTTTCGACAAATGCATTTGTTGGTTTCGACAAATGGAGGCATCGAAAAGTGAAATTGCCCTATCTGTAAGCGCATACCAAGTCGTTCTGTCATACTTCTTTTTATTGTGATTGGCTGTTAATATATAACCGTCTTTTTCCAGCTTTTTTAGTGTGTTGCGAATCTTGTAAGTGCTTATATATGTGAAGATAGCGGAAAATCCCTCTATGGAATTATAAGTCCAATAATGCCCATCAATCTTGTTTTTATTGTTGCCCATATTTCGCTTGTGCCAATAAAAAAAATGCTGAAGAAGAAGGGCTTCGTGTAGCCCCAAGTCATCAGCAATTTCAGTTGGGAATGAATGTGAGTCCATTGTATTTCTCCTTTATTTATCAAATATCCACATAACAATTATACCCATTACGATACCAAATAGCAAACCTATTTTCGTTCCGTACCAGAACATTTTACGTCCGAGGTAAAAAGCTCTCGCCCTGTGTTTCTTGTTATTTGGATGTTCTTCTTTCATTATTTCTTATCCATTTTCCTTTTTCGTTTTACTTGATTTGCCGTTCTGCCGTTGCGTTTTAACCATTCGTTCAGTTTGCGTTTTTTGCGTTTACGGTCTTTAGCTTTTCTATTAGGCAACGAACAACTCCCGCTGCTGAAATCTCTTTTCAGCTATCTTGATATATTCTTCGTTCAATTCTATTCCTATCCATTTACGCCCAAGTCTTTGAGCTACCCATCCTGTTGTCCCACTGCCGAAGAATGGGTCTAAAACAATATCACCCTCACTACTACCAGCCTTGATACATAATTCAGGCAATTTGGGTGGAAATACAGCGAAATGGGCTTCTTTGTAAGGCTTGGTGTTGATTTTCCAGACAGATTTTTTGTTAGCACCTTTAGGATTGTCTTGCTTT